TTTCTCTTCTTAACTTCTTTACCTTTAAATTCTGGCATTTTTCTTAATTTTGATTTTGTTTTACGAGGCCCTATTTTATCTAAATCTATATTGTCTGGAAACATTTCTTGTGGTGTTACTGCATTTTTTGAGCCATCTTCATAACCTAATCTCATCAAACCACCCTCAGCTTTTGCTGCCTCTGTGGGTATTAAGAATGGATACTTAGATTTTAATCCTGATAAATCACCAGAAGCATAAGCTGCTTGAACTTCTTTTCTAATTGCTTCTACATCAATACCTGTTCTATCAGATATTCTACCAGATAGACTTTCTATTTGTTCTTCTTGTTCAGGTGTTAATGCTCCTGCTAATATGGATGTTCCAACTATTCCTGCCATAGCCCCTTTAGGAGTTTTTAAAAAATCTAAAGCTTTGGTAAAAGGACTTTTACCAGATATTACTCTGTCTGTAATAGCATCTTTAATAGAAGGGCCTGATGCAAAAAGATTACCTATACCACCAAGACCAAATACACCTGGTGCTGCCCCTCCAAAAGAAGATCTTCCAAGTAAACCTCCACCTATACCGCCAGATGCTCCCATTCCTGGTATACCAAACAATACTGCTCCTGCTAATGCAGCTTTACCTACATCGCTTTTTAAAACTTTCTTAACTGGTTTTGTAATACTTTTAACTATGCTACCTAGACCATATGCCTGTCTTACTTCACCACCTTCAGCAAAAAATTTAGCTACGCCTTCATCACCCAAAGCTATAAATTTATTAAAACTTAATGTGCCACCAGATTTTTTATATCTATCGTAAGCTTGCCTAGCTTCTTTCATAGCTGTCTCTGTGCCTGTTATACCACCGTTAGATAATCTAAATCTTTCTGGTAGTGTGAATCTTTGTACAAACTCTTGCATATCACTTTGTTCTGGTTCTATGTCTGATGGTAGCTTTGGTGTCATAAGTGTATTGGCCATAACTGCCGCCATTTCATTATCACCAGCTGATGTTGTCTTAGGCACGTTTGATCCAAAAGCTTTTTCAAATTCTGATTGTGATAATCTACCTGTTTCTTGAAATTTATCTAACGCTCTTTGTATATTTTGAGATCTTGTTAAATCTTTACCAGACATACCTAGTTGATCAATATCAAGAAAGTCTTGATTGTATACGTCCTGTTTTGGTGGACCAAAAATACTAGCAATAAAAGATGGATTAAAACGAGTGTTTCCACTCATAAGATCTATTTGTTTCTTCAACTGATTAGCTCTAAATGTGTCAGTCACAGGAGCATCGTCACCGCCTCCAATAGGACCACCGAATGTTTCTGTGGTTGCAGTGCCTTGACCAGTCATTTCAGGAGAGCCTTCAAAACCTGTAGTTGCTGATCCAGATAAAGTGCCGAAAGAGTCATCTCTTGCAGCTAAATCACCCGATTGAAAAGGTTTTCTAGGATTAGGTGCTCCACCCTCCGCTAATAATTGTCTTGCTATTTGTGATCTAGTTATTGCCATTTTATTACACTACTTTGTTTTAGGGAACAAATCAAGCGAAGGCATGATTACTTTAACATCCCTTCTAATATCAGATTCTGGTATGCCTTTAGCCTTCCACTCTTCGTCTGTATTGTATTTTTCGCCTGTTTTCAAGTTAGATATCGTCGTTATAATCTTTTCTGGCTTTATTGTTTGCATTATGATGTTACCTCTCTTGGCTGTATTTCTAGTATTGAAGCTATGACGTGCAGCTCGTTCGCGTCAGAGGCCTGAACTTTTAATATCTCACTCTCTTGAACAACAAGGGGCTGAGTTAAAAGCTCTGTTGTAGCGTTTGCAGCTATAGCTTTAGTCTTAAATAAACTAAATATATTACTAGAAGCATCAACCAAAGTTATGGTTATGTTAGCTCCATCTCCTGCATCTTCAGACACTAAAATTGATTTGACCACAGCTGTAGTGGCTGTTGGAACCGTGTACAGAGTTGTAAGATCTGTTGTAGTTAAGTCTACTTTTTTATTTATAAAACTATTAGCCATTATTGTAAAAAGAAGTTAAACGCTTCTACCTCATCTTTAAGTTCTTGTTGAAACGTTGTATTTAATTTTTGTATAACACCATCAAGATCTCTAACTTGTGCGTCAGCAACATCTTGCCTGTACGTTTTTGCCGGCCTTGTTAATACTTGTACTATCTTTGCCATTATCTTCTACCATCCGCTTGCACGTCTATTTTAAAAGTGCCTAGTTTCCAGTTTTGACCAGACCCTGTATTTTCTACTTTTAAAGCTATGGCCCTAGCTCTAGCTCTTGTATCTACTTTACTAGTAGAAGAGGTAACAGTAAATGGACCCAGCGATGAGCCAGATGCTGCATCATTAGAAAAGTTTCTTAAATTTAAAGTTACTCTTGCATCTCCAGTTTGAGATAAAAAGTCTGGTATAAATCTTCTAATCTTCATAATAAATTCACCATCACCTCTTAAGTCTGGTATTGAAGATGTTGTTCCTCTCAAAGTTCTTTGTGTAATATCAAAATCTCCAGAAGTTATTGATGCAGTCACAGCTGTAGTTGTAGAGTCTTTGACTTGATCAGTTCCTGTTTCGTGTTCATAATATGTTGTTCTACCTTCTGTATTGCCAACAACATCAAAAGAAGTATCAGTATCAGCGTCATATTCTAAAGCGTGGGGTTTACCAAATACTGCAGAGTCCCTCCACATAGTTCTAGCTAGTGTGCCCACAGTCCAAACAGGTCTTTGTGGAGATGAATCAAAATAGTTATATGTAACAACTCTATTCACAACACTTGAATTTGTAGTTGGATAGAACCAATTAATTTCACCAAACAAGTTATTTAAACCTGCTGATATCATTTGATTACCTGACGCTAAATTAATATCATCATATACGTGGTCCTCTACTAAGCAAGGCAATGATTCAAGAGCACCTGCATATTTAAAGAAACCATTTTCAGATAACCAGTACGCTGCACCGTCTACCTCTACCACTGCATTCTGTCCAGCTAATCCACAGTTTGTGCCTACTTGTGTAAAAGCAAATGTAAAAGGTTGACCAACAAAACGCATTAAGAACAATGACGTATCCGTGTAAACATAAATTGCATCTCTACCTCTAATAGCTCCCATGATCCGTGATCCGTCGGCCAGTCTCTGTGTACCAGCGTCATTGGTTGCTGTAGGTGTGTAAGTGTTAATATCTTCAATAGCAGAGAATCTTATAAACATATCATCTTGTGTATCGATATCACCTATCGTGGTTTCTGTGCCAAAGAACACTAAGTGTCTATCTGGTGTAGATACAAGCATGTGTCTTGATGCAGTTGGTGCACCTGTAATAATGGCTGCTCTAGTTGTAGTCGCATTCGACAAAGATGAGTCCCAAGAAAAACATGCATTGTTGTGAATTAAACAAATAGCCTTGTCACCTAAATTATCTAATGACCACATACCAGGTTCTAATACTAAGTCTCCAGATGCTGCCTCACCCCAAGCAACGAAATCAGTTGTGTTAGTTATGGTAGCACCGTCACTGTGAGATGCAGCTGTAGTATTTCTTACACCTCTCGTTACACCCGTTAAAGTGTTTGTGGATACACCAGTGTAAGATATCTCCTCTGTTCCTATTTTTATAAAATTAGTTCCTGTGCTTGGAAACAAACTAGCATCAGTTAATACAATTGTAGTCGTAGAGTCATTTATAGCCCCGTTTAGCGTTGTTGTAGTGGCTCCGGCTACTTCACCACCCCAAGAGCCTAGACCCCACCCAAAACCTCTCTCTTGGACAGCAGAGCCTACAGGATAGTAGTGTTGTACTCTTATACCACCAGATGTAGTGGCTCCTGAGCCTGTCTCATTTGAAGGCATCGTTATAGTTAAAGTTGTAGTTGTTGGTGTTGTAGTCACCATAAATTTCTTGTCATCAAAATCCGAAGCACCAAAGTCAGAATCTGTAATCGTAGAAAAATTATCTAATAGTATAATATCTCCAGGATCAATACCGTGACCTGATGAGAAAGTTAATGTAACAACTGCTGATCCATTAGTTGTACTGAATGCACTTGTGAGTGTAGTTGTAGTTTTAATAGGGTGTATGTCATAGAATATACCCCCTGAATATGCGTATAAAATTCTGTTAGTTCCTATGATTGCATACTTTCTACCTAAACTATTTACGAAATGATGAAGACCTCTACCAGCTCCGGTTAGATGATCTGTCCCTAATTGATTCCAACCACCAATTTTTTCAGGGCTACCATACCTAAAACGAACATTATCACAATCTATCCACTGCCCTTCAGCAGTAGTAGCTGTAATTTGTTTGTTGATTCCAGGTGCAAATCCTATTTTTTGTAGCATGCTGTGTTATCCTATTTAGACGACAGGATTATATAGTATAATTTTTTTGATTTAAAGCCTATTTTTTAGGCGGCTCTGATGCATCGTGGGTCTGTATTTGCTTAGTTTCTTCATCAAATCTTTGATGCCAATCACTAACCATTCTAACCAACATATTTGAAAAGTGTTTTAAACCAGCAGAATCAAATATTATTTTACCCCTTATAAATAGAGACCATCTTTCTTTCCAAGAAAACTCCACGTCACACGATCCATCTTCTTTTTGTTTAAATATCATTTTAATTGTCCATTGTTTATCATTGAAGGCATTCCATAAAAAGGCCTTTTGTCCCTAACAAAATCTCTGTTTGGTCCATTTTTATTAACGTAATGTAAGAAGGCTTGAGCTTGCCAGTCTCCTTGAAACTCTTTTCTAGAGTGCGTTATTTCACAGCCCTTGTATACCACAGCTTGTCCTGGTTTTAAATCTATAGGTTTTTTATCCATATAGATAGGCCATTTAGTCCCGCAAGAACCTATACAAACCGTAACGCTATATTCACAGGATGGTCTATCTCTGTGTGCAAATAAATCTGCAAATTTAGTGTACATCCTCCAAAAAGAATAAGTTGGTAATAATTCAAGACCAGTTGTTTTTTCCATAAGACCAACCTTATTCAACATTAAAGACTCCATTAAATAATCCGCGTAAAAATGAGAGTCCATGTTATGGTTTTGATCTTCTTTTTTTAAACCAACAGACAAGCTTAAATTAAATCTATGTTTTAATCTACAGTAATCAGTAAGAAGTTTTGTTTCTTCTGGCGTTAAGAACTTATCTATAAGACAATATTTTTTATTTTTTAAAGAGCCCATCCTACTACTGAATACCTCGTTCCTTTTGTTATTGGTTTTACACCGTGTGGAAATAAAAAATTACTTGGCCACACTATTAATCTATTAGGCCTTACTGGCACTATTAATTCATCTGTGAGATCAGGATTTGCAAAACCTAACTCTCCACCTTCATAATCATTGTTACATAAAAGTATCATACTCATCGTTCTTGGTTGTGCAGCAAAATGATCTACATGAAAACTATAATGTCCACCTACCCCATACTTTAAAGCTTCTATTGAATTTATTTGTCCAACTCCCAAATCTTTTATATTCGTATCTTTTGCATACGTCCTAATAGATTCAGAAAAAAATCTATTTAATAGGTTACACCAGTGTGTTTCTGTTAAACTTTTTCCAAGATTAGTTAATGGTTTGGTTTGAACATTTCTTATATTCTTATCAAGAACACCATGTCCTATCACACCTGATTTAAACTCACAGGTATTGAACCATCTTATCATATTACCTAGGGTTTGAGGTGGAATAATATCATCGTAAACTTTTATATAATTTCTTAACTCCATGATTTTTTACTCCATATTCTATCTTTGTAGGATCTTATAATTTGAAGCTGATGACGAAGATAATCTTTAAATGTTTCTTTTCCAGTTTTAGTTCCAAATTTCATTTTCCAACTGTCTCTTTTAAAGGGTATAACTTGTGCAAACGGAGTGCCTCTTTTAATAGTGGTAGTTAAGGTTTCATATTTATAACCATTTATAATAAATGGAAAATTAACTTCTAAATTCCATTTATCTGTATCTACTATGCCGGCAATAATTTCAAACCTATCATCCGGATTGTTTAAAGGTGGCACAAATAAACAAGAATATCCAGGAGGTGTTTTTACGACCCAAGGATTTAATATTTTTAATATGTCAAAACCTTTATTTTTTTCAACAAAATGAGATCCCTCTAATTGAATTTTGTGATGATATTGAGGTTTTTTTCCATTTAAATTCATCATTTTAGCACCCATCATATTCTCCTCATTAAATAAACCGTATCTAAAATTAAAATCTTTTAAATTTTTTCCTGTTTTTTCATCCACCATTACTTTACCTGTTTCAGGATTAATTTTATCTACGTTAAATTCTATATATAAATCTTGAGGCATTTTTAAAACATAACCTGCTGTCAGTGTATCTAAAACAGGCATACAACCTTTAACTGTTATAACCCTAAGATTATGTTCTAATTTTTTGTACCAATCTGGAATATGTGCTTTAACAGGCTCAGGTTTTTCTAGCTCGGTATGAGCGTATTCTTCGTGGCATATAAACTCTATTTGCTTTCTAAACATAGAGGTTAATATACTTATTTGTGATTAAAAGTAAAGTACTATTATTTTGGAACCTGTAGACCAGGGTTTTTAGGTGTTCCACCAGCGTCTTCAACTAATTGTTGTGGTGTCTTATTAGTAGGGTATGTTAAATTTAAAGCATCTAAATCAATGTTTTGTAAAGTTTGTTTATAAGCTGTCCAAACTGATCTTTCGGGATGGCTTTCGCTTCTTTCTTTCAACCATAAATCAATAATAGATATATCACCCTCTATCCATTCTTCAATTTGTGCTCTAGTAAAAGTTCCAGGGTGATCATTATCACTTAAAGAATTATCATAAATTACATAAGTGCCATCACTATTATACTTTTCAAAAGTATGTGTTTCTTTAACTATATTTAAATACTCTGCATCTGTAATTTCAATTTTTTTGTAGGCGAACAAACCGTTATCACCCATCATAGATAATATTTCTGCGTCCCCGCCATCAACTACTTTACACAATACCCCTGCTTTATTTGGTGTGTCTGGTAAACAAATTGCATATTTTGCCATAATTAACTTCCTGTGTTTTCGTAAATTAAAATTGCTCCGTGCATGCCTTTACCAAAGAATCCACCTCTAGGGTTTCCTCTAGTAGAACCTTGACCAAAAAACATTTTATTCTGTTCACCTCTAAGATTATTACCGAGAGTATTAGATGGAAGATTTGCATGTCCTACTGTCAATAAACCCATACTAAAACCTCCGTTATTGATAAAAGGCCCAGATGTAGAGTCAAAATTTCCAGGTGTGTTTGATTGAAGTCCAATCGCAGTATTTAAAGTTCCGTCTGGCCCTGCAGTACAGTTTCCGATTGATCCAGTGCTACCCGGCTGTCCACCACCACCGCCATTCGCAGTTCCTATGTTTGTTAAATTAGTTGCAGTGCCTGCCGTACCATTTCCGTTTGTACTATTTCCAGCTTCACCTACAGTGTAAGGTCCTGAAAAAGGTGGACTGATTGGAGCTGTAAAATATCCAAAACCACCGGGACCACCTTGACCATTGTTAGGTCCTTGTCCACCTCCGCCACCACCTACTAAGTAAGCACCAACGAAGTTAGCATTGCTTGATGCAGTGTAAGTTCCAGTTCCTGGACCGTACTCTGCAAAAGAAGGAACCATATTTCCACCACCTGCAGTTCCAGATGAAGCAGAAAAAACTCTACCTGAAGAGTCAATACTTAAAGATGCTAGTGTGAATGCACCTGTTGCTGGTTTAATTATTTTTGGCATTTAAGTCCTCCATTAATCTACTAATTCAACATACGAAACGTGATAGTCTAAATCATTAGCTGCACCTGCTGTTACAGCTATCAAATCAGTTTCGTCTAAATAAATCGGAGTATCAATAAGGCTTAAAGTTGAGTCTGCTGGAACGGAAACTGTACTTAAAATTTTAAAGTAAGTTGAACCGTTATCATTACTGATTTCTACAGTAGCATCAACAGCGTTTGTCCCATCATCGTTTGCTAAAAGTATAGTGTCGATTCTAACTGCAGTTTCTGCAGGAACATCGATCATAGTTGTTCTGTTAGTATCAGCCAAAGTACCCATAGCGTTTTTGGGTGTGATTGTTGCTATATTAACTAGATTTGGTGTAGCCATATTTTTCTCCTATTTGTTTTCTATCCGAAAACCATGGAAAAGACAATACCTTTTCCATCAGTTGTTATTTTTTGTGTTGAACTAGTGCCATTAGCATTAGTTAATTTACCAACTCCTGAGCCTTTTGGCACCAAAGTAAGGTCAATATTAGTATCTCCACCAACAGCTGAAATAGTAGGACTATTGCCCGTTGCAGCGTTAGTTATATCAAAATGGTTGACTGCAGAGGCTGTTGTTTGAAATTGTAATTGTTCGTTACCGTTTTCGTCTCTAATCCCATGATCATCATCAAAATCAATCATGAAAGAATTAGTGTCTAAATTACCACCTAATTGTGGAGTTGTGTCATCTACGACATCGCCTCCAAATTCAACAGCAACAATATTAGGATTAGTGCCATCATCTGCTTTAGCATAAGCTAAAATAGTTTTACCATTTGAAATAGTTGCACTAGTTCCTGATCCTGTAACATATTTAAATACTACGTTTTGAGAACCCGAAGTTCCATTTTTTAAAAGATAAAGTTGTTGTACATCTAAAGGTATTGTTACGTTTCTAGATGCGGTTAAAGTTCCTGTAAATTCTATTACTCTGTGTGCAAGAGTTGCACCAGTTGAACCATCAGAAACTGATAAAGTTGTATCTCCAGAATCTGACACAGCTTGTGAAGTTGTTCCACCAGCTAATTGTTCAATAATTTCTAAGTTAGTATTAGTCTTCGTACCCCAAGTACCGGCGTTTTCACCTGTTGCTTGTTTTTCTATACCCAAAGGGGTGTATGTTGATGCCATATTTTTCTCCTATGCGACGTCACTATAACTTGTATTAGATCCAGTTGCAACATCAGAATAACTATCATCCGATCCATTGGAAACGTTGCTATAAGAAGCATTCGATCCTGTGCTTGGAGTAGAATAACTATTATTCGATCCAGTTGATGGTGTACTATAAGTATTATTTGAGCCGGTGTCAACATTTCCGTAAATAGGAATTGTTGTTATATTTCCTAGTCTTAAAGTGCTAGAGAGACCCTCTAAACCTATTATATCAGCGGGAGTTATTGATCCTACAGCAGAGGATATAGATTGTCCTGATACTCCTATAACATCTGCAGGCGATATTGATCCCACCGACATTGTAGAAGATATACCTGTGGGTATAACTATAGGATTAGATGTCACTACGGTAGACCCTAAAGAAGATGAAATAGATTGAGATCCTAAACCTACAATTTGATCTGATATTGTAGCAAAAGATCCAACGGATGACGTTATAGATTGTCCTGATATTCCTACTACATCAGCAGCTGTTAAAGAACCAACACTAAATGTAGATTCTTGACCAGTTAGTCCCATTACATCTGCAGGAGCTATAGAACCAACGCTAGGTGTAGCCTCTTGACCAGTTAACCCCATAACATCTGCAGGACTTATTGATCCAACACTAAAGCTAGAACTTACACCTGTAGGAGTTACTAGGTTATTTACAGATGAACCATAAGGTTCTTCACCCCATCCATTTCTACCCCAACCAACTAAGGTTCCAACACTTGTTATCTCACCTAAAGTCGATGTTATTTCACCAGGTGAAGATATACCAATTACATCTGCTGGAGAAATTTCTCCAAGTGATGAAGTTATAGATTGACCTGTTAATTCTACTTGCTGAATATCGCCTGCATCAACAGTTCCTAAAGATGATGATATAGATATTCCACCAACCTCTACAGTGTAAGCGACACCCCATCCTGAATTACCCCATGCTTGTCTACCCCAGCCAGCAAAGTTAAATCCGTCAGCATTTCCAAGAGAAGAAGTTATAGAGAATCCTGTTGGAGAAACTATGGTTTCTGCATCAGCTGTTGCACTTCCTTGTAGTGCATCTATTTGTTGAGGCATTGTAACATCTACAGGTATTAGTTGTGAAGCTGTAACACTTCCAACTGAAGATGTTATTGATTGACCAGATGGTTCAACAGAGTATTCAACTCCCCATCCAGAGTTACCCCAAGTTTGTCTTCCCCAACCTTCAACGTTAAAAGCTGATTCATCTCCTAATTCAGAGGTTATAGAAAGACCTGTTAAAGAAACAGCTACTACTTCAGATTGCCATGTATTGGCTCCCCAAGTGTTATTGCCCCAGGTTGATGCCATAAGGAAGGCCTCCTTATGCTAGTCTTATGATCGCGTTAGAAGCGTCTGCTGTAGGAAATTGAATAGTGAAAGTTCCACTACTTACAGTTTTATCAGCACCAAATGCAATCACCGCAACAGCGTCAGTTGTGCTTGAACCACCGTCTGTTGTTGTATTGTAAATTAATGCACCGTTAGCTGTGAAAGAAGCTGATGTAAATGATACATCATCAAAATCAGTAAAGGCTGTAGTTGAAGATAAAGAAACGCCTGCGTTTGTTAAAGTGGCACCACCAGCTGTGTAAGCAGTTCCTGATGAATTAGTTATTTCATTAGAAGTAGAGTAGTCTTCAGTGGATGCACCTAAAGATGCTGAACTAGTAAATAAAGCTATTTTAAAAGTGTGTCCACCAGATGCTTGAAAATCGTGTTTTCCTTTTAACAGGTCTCTTTTAAAAGTTGAACATATTGCCGATGTAATTGCCATGTTTATCTCCTATTATGGGTTTGCTGAGTTTATTGGTATTCGAACAGTGCCATCAGTGTAGTCGTCTCTTCTTCGTCTTCCAACTTGCTCGTTAGCAAACTTCTGTATTTCTGTTCTATACTTTTGCTCGTATAATGTCAACATATCTGCTGGGCCTTTTAAAAAGCCATAAGTCTCTGCCAGACAGCAATATAATAAGCCATTTGGGAAGTTTAAACTAATATAATTTGTAGTGTTATCTGAAGCTAGGGTTGCTGGCATTTTATTAAAATGTATTCTAAATCTATAAGTAGTGTTAGGAACAGGAGCCACTATGATTCTTCCAGAATTAGTTTCACCGTCTCCAGTCGCTCCACCGTACATAGCGTAATATTTAGGTTTACCTTGAGCGGCTGATGTACCTGTAACATCTTGATATTCTTGTAAATATGTATAATCTTTTTTTTCTAACCATCTGTTAGCTCCAGTGATCTCTGATCCTGCCGTATCATAAACTTGAACTCCTCTTATAAAAAGAGCTCCAGCTGGCACATTTATAGTTTCTTGGCCAGCAACAAAATTTCCTAATTCTTGTTTTCTATCTGCATCAATAGGAACATCTCTCATGATTCTGTATTGTGCATTTAAAATAATATTTTCTAATTGATCTGTAGATAAAACATTTGAATCTACTTCTGTGTAGTTTCTAATTTGTGTAACTAATCCTGTATAACTAATTCCTGCCATTATGCTGATAGTGTGACTGGTCCAACTGAACAGCCGTCACCTCCTCCTTTTACTCCTCCCTTTGTAGCAGTATCTGTATCAACTGTAAAATGGAAAAAATTAGCCACAGAAAAATCACTAGTATTTCTAGCATCATTTACATAAAGACCAGTTGTAATTGTGTAACCAGCAGCTTTAGCTATGTTAGCTCCAGTTATACCATCAAAATTTTGTGGGTTTGCAAATTGAAAAGATCCTCCTGATGCAGTTGTTGCAAGAGGAGCTCCTCTAAATCTTTTAGTATCACCATTTGTTATTCCATGTCCTGGTGCTGTAACATTTATTATTCTAGATCCTGCTTCATAAGTTTCAAAAGCATCTGTTGGTAATAGGTATGGAACTGCACTTTCAATTCTAGGTGGTCTTACATTACGCAAAGATATTGCATCACCATTCATAGGTTTTGGTTCTAATTGTGGTTGTTTTGGTTCAAACTCTGATATATGCACGAATGATCCATTCCATTCTCTAACCATTTCTTTATATGGAAACTCTAAACCAGACCTATCTGATATAGCTTTTGCATATTTTCCAGTTGCATATTTTGCCATTATGTTCCTGGGTAATAAGCTTTAGGCGTAATGTATGTGCTTGAAGCCGACCCATCCTCCGCTAATGCCCTAGCAAACTCATCTTCGTAAACTAATTTCATAGGCTGTATTAATTCTGGTTTATATTTTTGTGCTAAATAATATGCAAGTCCTGATACCATGCAAGGTACAAATCTAAATGGTACATCTGTTGCATTAGTATAATCACCCACATCTTGTATTCTTTTAATGTAATAAAAATGCATATCTTTCGATGCATTTGTTGAATCTGGTGTTGGATAAACGTGTATCCTAACTTTGTCTATAAATCTTTCTACCCAATATTGATTAGGTGTCCCTTTTGATAATTTATTTGAAAATGCTGCGTAAGTAGATCTATCTACTTTTGTCATTGGTGAATCTGATTGAGTTGTCTGTGTTCTATTTGCTCTTAATTGTGCCTCTAAAACATCGGACATTCCGAATACACTAGCTGGAGTAGATGTTGCACTTGTGCCGTCATCAGAGGATCTAAAAAAATCATACTCTGCTTGTCCTTCTATTAAATCTAAATCAAGCTCATCTATTTCCCAATAGTGAATACCTCTGTTTCCCCACTCTTGAAATAAAATATTAAGAGATCTTCTTGCATTTTTTAATTGGTAGCCAGCTACGTTCTGTAATCCAATACGCTCAAAAGATTCTTCTATTATCTCATCGATAGCAAAAGTTTTGTCGAACGTAGCTGTTCCTGAAGTTGTATTAGCCATTTAAGCTCCTAGTATATTTTTAACCACTCACAAACAACTGTAGCTGTATCACCACTAGTACAAGCTGGTAATGTTAAATTAACATCTCCAGTTGCTCCAGTTGCTTCAGTATTTTTTAAACCACCAAAGTTAGAAAAATCAAATTCCATTTCTCCATTTAAAGTTAAAAATGTAACATCAGTGTCTGCATCCCAAGCCATTCTTAAAGCGTCAACTTGAGCTGTGACCGAAACATTAAAACTAACTTTCATGAGTCTAACTCTAGAGCAAGCCGCACCCGTTGAAGGGTTTGTTGTTAAAGCTGAAACATCAACTATTTTAGTTGTGCCGCCCGAACTGTCAGAAACTACATTGTAGTGTGTGATTAATTTTTTTGCTCCGTCAAATACTGCTGTAGCACCCGTTAGGTTTAGTACTGTATCTGCCATGTTTTCCTCCTTTTAAAGGGCGTCTGCATTACCAGACGCCCCGAGTTAATTGTAATTATTAGAGTTCAGTATTAGCTGTTCTCTCTTTACCTGCTGAAATGTAATCCATAGTCATTACTTTCGCAGCCGCTGCACCGTTTTGAATTCCAAATGAAACAGCCAACTCTTCGTCGTCTGGAGCATTTGTGTTCACACCGGAACCAACTTTTACGTTATCTTTGTAGACGTGGAACTTTCTGTCTTTTGGATCATAGTAGAATCCTAAAGTCATGAAAGTATCGTCAGCTGCAGTTCCAGCAGAGATAGTTGTCTCTGTACTGTCTTTTTCTATGACTAATTCCATAGAAGTAGAACCATCAGCTTTTCTGAAATAGATACCGTCAGTCGTACCATCAATAAACGCTGTGTCAGTGATGATCAAACCAACCGCAAAGTCAGATTGAGTTGCGTCGTTTACTTTAAATCTAGTTTTAAAGTATAGACCTTTTGCAGCTTCGTATTTGAAAGATTCAATTACGCCGCCCGAACCGCCAGCCCATTGAAACTCATCAGAATCATTGTCTGCCGCATCGTTTGTTACAACTAATAGACCGCCGTCACCATCTCCTAAAGCTTCTGTTGCGTCTCCGCCACCAGCTTCAGTTGTAGTGATAACCCAGTCACTAGCTGTGTATTTGTCGAAGTCCTCGTGATAAACGTGGTACTTGATTGGATCTGGTTGTTTTAATTTTTCACCAGTTCCACCAGTCACTACGTTCGTGACTCCTGAAGTAAAGTGTGTTGTCATAATCAGTCCTCCTTGTTAAGACCAGTTATTCTTTAGTGAATAACCAATTTACTTAAAGAACTTATACTCTTATTTTTTAAAGAGTGCAAGAGAGCCTGTGCTTTGGTTTGAATTTATCCAAGATGTAGCTTTTTACTAAGTAGCTACAGAAACTTCGGGTGCAGCGTCTTCTATCTTACCAGAAAGAGTAGCTATTTTAGCCTCTTCTTCCTTGATTTGATTGACAACTTCTCTAATTTTTTTGTCAATTCTAACCATGTCCAAAGTGTATCTTTGGTTATCACGCTGATGCACCGCCCACTCTGTCTCGAGACTTCTCTTCTGTTTGTAAAGGTCTCTGACTTGTATTTGCATCTATGGTCTCCTCATAGGTTATCCATACTCTAGATGAATCACTAAATCCATCTTTTTCCCATACAATAGCATTTTCTCCTAGTTTGTCAACTAGGGCATTTTCAAAGGCTTCTGAGTTATCCTCGGACATAAGATTAAAATCAGCATAGTAGCCATATGCTCGGATCTGTACGCGAAATGTTTTCATGATTCCTTCCTTTCTACCATAAAAAAAGGGGGCCCGAAAGCCCCCTTTTAATTTAATTTTAGTGCAAATTACGCACCTTCTACGCCAAATATACCTCTAGGGTCAGATACACCAAATGAGTATCTTTCTCTAGCTTTGTATCTTACGTTTCCAGTGTCGAAGTCACCTTCCATTGCAGTTGTCAATGGAGCTCTTGTGAACATTTTCATACCGTTAGGTACGTCTGTAATGATGTAAAACGAATCACTATCAGTTAGGTAATTATTCACTCTATAACCTTGAGGAATCATTCCCATAGATACGATTGCGTTGATATCATTGTCAGCTGTTCCAGTTCTACCTTGAGATTTCATCAATCTCTCAGCAGTAAATTGATTCTCCGAAGGGACAATCATTTTTACTCCTCTAGCTGCAACTCTAAGACCTCTTTCATCAGTAATAGCCGCAATGTCGATTAACGACTGCTCTAATGAAGTTTCGTTAAGATCTGCCTGAGTAGTTAAGGTATTTGAAAAAGTACCTGCTACTGTAGGGTGGTCCGTTGTAAACAAGGCTTTTGTATCACCTGATTTAAATGTAGCCGTTGAAGGCAGACCATTTATTAAAGGCTCTACTGATTTTACTTGTTTAGCGTTACTCATAGATCTTGCTAAAGCTTTTGTGTATCTAGAAGCAAGTCTGTCGTAGAGATTATCTTCGATAGCTTCTTCTGTGATAGCAAATGCTAAAGCCACTGTCTCGTGAGTGTATCTAGCTGTGAAAGTTTCTTGTGCTTCGTCAAAAGAGACTCCTGCACCTTCTGCTTTCACTTGTGCGTTTGCGAAACCAGATAACATTACTTCTTCTTCAAAAGCTCTGTCACTGTTTTCTGATGTATAAATTTCAGCATGCTGATTTTCATACCTTTTATATTCCAGCCCAAATAGTGCATTTAGGCCCGGCTCTAGTTCTTTAACTAGCTGTGATCGTGATATTGCCATAGTCTATATACTCCTATTAGTTGTGGCCGTTGAACGAATTCAAGTTCGATACAACAACTACAGATGCAAAAGCTGCAGTAGCATCCTCATTTTCAGGATCCTCTGCAGATCTTAATAATCTGAATTGTTTACCGTTCGCTGAAGTTGTTCCAATGTCTAATGTAGACGATGATTTACCAGTGGTATCGCTACCTGCTGATGAATTCATGTCATACGTTTCTAACATTGTAGTTACTCCAGTCGCTGCGTCCGCTCCGACTACGTATTGCTGGAAAGGGTCGTCTACTACAAATGCTGTTGTGTCTTCACTGTTAGCTGGTGTAATAGTTGCTTTGTAGAAATTAGCAAAAGTCGGCTTCAAAGTAGAAGCGTCGTTATAGAAAATTCCGTTCAAAAC